ACCTTCAGCGTGATGTACAACCAATGTGTAGATGTAAAGTACCACAACGGTCAGGACGACTTCAAAATAATTGGGTTTCATGGGGGGCAGACTCCTGTGCCACACACAGACGTAACACTACAAACAATATTACTAAACAACTAAAATTATGGCAACAACTATCAAATTTAAGACAGACAAGGCAACAGATTGGTACGTCACCAAAGAGTTTGCAGACGACAAACACATGCGTAATTTTATTGCGTATGTGTGCAGAACAAAGAAGGGATACACCCTTGACGAAGTATTTATTAATCAAACAGAGTATAAAACTTGTGACAGGTGTTGTTATGATATCGTAGATAATGACGGCGACATCATGGAACACGTTTGCAGTGATGAAATAGAATTAAATTCAAGAGAGGACATGAGAAATTATACATACAACATATTGACTAACGAGATTGTGATATTTGAGCAAGAAAAAGAAGATGAAAACACCTTTAACTGTGTTGGAGATATAGTTATTCAATTAAAAAAAGAAGGATACAAACAAGTAATTAACATATTAAAAAACTAAAATTATGAAAGACAATAAACTAATAGCAGAATTTATGGGGCATGAATTTACTCTTATGCCTGACACAGATGGAAAGTGTTATACCGAAAAAGATAGTTGGGATATAATACACGAAGATGATTTCATAGTAGATGGAGGCTGGTATGCTTACAACACATCATGGAACGGGCTTATGCCTGTGGTTGAGAAATGCTTAGAGATGCACAACAATCTCATTGATGGAAGAGACATAATAAATACGTCATATACCTCAATAGCACAAGCATTGCAAGTTGTTTCTCTTAAAGAAACCTACAAAGCAGTAGTAGAATTTATTAATCAATTAAAAAACTAAAATTATGAGCATCAAACACATCACACCGCTAGATTACAGCTACATGGAAAAAATTAGCTGGGAGAAAAAAGTATCATACGCAGAGGTAACCTTTACTGTGACTACAGGGGCTATTCAGCAAACCATTAAAGCCAATGTAGACACCAACGGGAAAGGGCTTTACGAGGCGCTAGTAGACCAAAGAATAATTGCTGAGTCAGACCATGTAAGAGAGGAGATTAACGGCATGGTTAAGCGCAATGTTGACAAGTACTGCGAAAGAAAGATAAGGGTATACAAAAGCGGAGTAAGGATACACAACGAGCTTTTAGACCTTGTAGTAAAGGATAAAAGAACAACTGTCTGGGAGCCTGAGAAAAACAACGGGGCTGTGAAACCTGAAGAGTTCGTTGTAACAGACCGCGTTAGTAACCTAAGCAATGAGGAATTTTCTGGTAGATTATCTGATGACTCTTACCCAGCATACATTACTGCTTGGGCACACCCATCAATTACCAAAGAGCCCTGTAAGTGTTCAATAAAATTCTGGATGAAAGATAGAGACGATGTTACAGACATGCCTTACAGCCTACCTGAGTTTACGTTAGGACTTAAGTCTCTTGTTTCAAGAGAGGACAGCGAAGGTCTGCTACGCAGAAAAGAACATATAATTGACCTTATATACTCTGATGACAGGGGTATGTACCACTCTTACATGATACAGGATACAGGCAGAAGAGTTAAACTTAACACCTTCATAGCCATGGTTAGACAGTACAACAGAGAAAAGGAGTATCTGATAAGCAAGAGCTTGGTAGAGAATATAAACTACAGGGAGATGCTGGCTAAACTACAGGAGATGTACCCTGGGTTACCGATATCTAAGAAAGAGGTTTACCGTACCAGCTTTAACAGAAACTTTCATGATAACTGGGGCAGAAGAAGATACCTAAAGTGTATTGTTGTTGAGTTTCCTGACAGTAGTAAGTTGTTTTACAACGAAGAGAAAGCATGCGAAAAGAAAGAGCTGTTAGTTTCAGGGATATTTGACGCCTCCGCTACGACACCTGAGCAAGCGGTAGAAAAATTAATTAATCAAAACAAATAGAGATATGAAACACGAGGTAATATGTTATGCAACAGGAGACGTTCTTTTTAAAGACGTCTCCAGGAGAGAGTGCGGTAATTGGATAGACGAGAACGACCTAGGATTAGGAGACGTATACATAAAAGAAAAGCCCTTCACCTTTAAAGACCTGGTCTTTAAGAGCCACAAGGTATTTCCTAAAGCATGGGCATCCAGGATGGAGTTTGAAAACGGGACTTTCATTTCAGTGGTAGGCGGTCATGAATTTTTGTACGGCAACGGGTACTCAAGCTTTGAGGTTATGAGTACTGTGACAGACAGAAGGGGAGGGTTTGGCGGAGTAGATAGCTGGATGTCTGTAGAACAGGTAACAAGAAGGATGAGATACCTTCAGTCGCTACCTAAAACTATTGACACCAGAAAAAACGAAGGGGGATATCATATAATAACTAACAAATAAAATCATGACAAATCATAAATTTAATTACCAAAGAATACAGGCTATGGAAGAAAGAATAAAAGAACTAGAAGTCAAGGCATCTATACTTGAGGTCAACAACAAACACCTCAAGGACAGGATAGCAGAGCTTAACAAGAAATTAATTAATCAATCTAAAAACAACTAAAATTATGTTACACACCAGAAAATTAAACAAAAACGTGTACACCATCCAGAGCGAAGGGTACAGCAACAGCAGGTCTTGGGGACACATCTCTAAGCTTTACATGAACGACATGTACATGGGACAAAGAAAAGTAAGATACATCAACAGGACGTGGGAGTCTTACAGGTTTCGCTCATGCATGCAGTTACTTATTGAAGGCATGCTTGAGGACAGGATAGACATGCACCTTGCAGACTACAAGGAGCAGAACGGCATCAAGAGACTCACTAAAAAACGCAGAGAGGATGCGATGCAATTTGCAGACGACAGGATAAAAGAACTACAAGAACTTTATAAAACAATTTAAACTATTTATTATGAGAGAAAGAGAACAAGAAATTAGAGCAAGCCTAGAGGCTGACGTTATATTAAGAAGAGCACTAGATATCAAGGATGCCAAAGCCCTACTAAAAAAAGAGGGCTACTGTGTAGAAAACTTATGGCACATAGATGACATAAAACAAAACTACAAATGCTCAGACGAGGATGCGATGGATATACTAGAGGATGTGTGCTCAGAAGATTATGTATCAGAGACAGTCTTTACAATGATAGACGAGGCTATAGACCATATTAACGATGGACAATTTAAACCACTAAACAACTAGAGATTATGAAAGTAAAAATCCAACACAGACAAGTGTACCATAAGTACGCAGAGATAGAAGTAGAAGTAGACAAGGTTGACTATGAGTCTTACTTAAAAATAAATAAACATGGAGACCTTCAGGACTACCTCATAACAAACCAGGGCAACTATATAGCAGAGATTGATGACAAGCTACAGGCATCACGTTTTCACTACGGCTTTGGCACAGACTATGATGCCAATCTACACTATGGCTCGGCCATGTGCGACAATCACCTAGAGGAAGAGTGGAGATATGAGTGCGAAGACCTACAGGAGGGGGGACACCTATGAAAATAAAACATCACAAGGTGTTGCCCTCAGGGTTGCACGCAATCACAGACCAGGAGAACAGGATACACATATACACAGAGGAAGAGTTTAAGCACATCCACTGGTGGACAAGAGCCAAGATATACTTGGAGTTATGATAAATTAATATCAATTTGTTGTACGATTGATAAACATTTTGTACATTTACAATTCATTAAACACTAATAAATTATGGGAAAAACTAAACAACTTCTCGCAGACATGCGACAGGAAGAAGTGGACAGGATGGATGCCGACTCAAGCTACGAGGCTTGGTTATCTAATGTTACTTCACATCAAAAATCTTTAACAGAAATAGCACAAACTCTTGAGAAATTTCTTGAGAGTTTACCTATGGGCATAGAGCATGCTCAAGCACAAATCAAAAATCAAAAATCAAATGCACTACTCAATTTTTAAATCATACGTGTCTCAAGTTTGTGAGCTGTATGATATTAATCAATCAGAACTATTTACAAAGAGCAAGCGAAGAGATATTGTAGACGCTAGGCAGATGCTTTATTATCTATGCTCCGAAAGACCTATGCGTGTACGTTATATAAAACAGTACATGCAGGAAAGTGGATACTCTGTAGGTCACTCTACAATTATTCATGGGATAAAATTAGTCAAGGAGAGAGTCTTTAATGACGATGACATGGAGACAATAATAAACACTATACAATCATGCGCAATAATTTAGAAAATGTTTTTCAAGAGGCGAGAGTAGACGACATGGCTGTTAGTTTAGATGGGCATGGGTACGACTCAACGCTGTACCTAGGTTGCAAGATAACTAAAGACAAAGAGCTGGGCGATATCGTTATTCAAAACGTAGCGCTTGGGGGAGACTATTACAAATACATTTCTTATGACGAGGAGATGGTGTTTATTAATAAAGGTTGGAGGCTTGGCGTATATAATCTATGTATAAATACTTACTTAAAAAAACTAAATGATATTGAATACAAGATTAAGTACGAGATGAACAACAAACAAAACCCTAAGAAAATAAAACATTTAAAAAATCATAGGGAAAGATTACTAAAAAAATATAACAAGATTAATTTAAAACTAAACAATCATGAGTAAATTAAAATCAGTTTTTGAAACATTGAACTCTATCAATGTAAACGACAAAGTAGAAAAGAAGAACAACCTAACATACCTATCATGGGCATGGGCGTGGGCAGAGGTAAAGAAGAACTACCCTACCGCAACGTATACAATCTATGAGAATGTAGACGGGATGTTCTACCACACAGACAACAGGTCTGCATGGGTTAAGACAGGTGTAACCATCGAGGGTATAGAGCACATCGAATACCTACCTGTGATGGACTTCAGAAACAATTCTATCCTTCTGGATAAGCTATCGTCTGTTGATGTAAACAAAACCATACAGCGTAGCTTAACAAAGGCTATCGCAAGGCATGGGCTTGGTCTTTATGTGTATGCTGGAGAAGACTTACCTAACGGTGAGGCAAAGCAAACAACAGGCAGACCAGTAGCTAAGAAGCCAGCGAAAACTATGCCTTCTTTACAAACGATGGAAACGCATCTAAACCTAGAGATAGGAGATGATAATTGGGATAGAGTTATGAAGTATGTAATCGACAACAAGGACAAAGGCCTTAAGTTTATTGGAGAACAGCTGACTAAAAAATATAAAATGTCAACGATAGTTAAAAAAGAAATAGCAAAAGCAATATAGATATGAAAGACATCATCAAACAATTACAAGACGACAAGGAGTACTACACAGGGGTTGGAAGGAATTATCTTTCCAACTCAGACATAGGAGACCTGATTAAAAATCCTAAGAACTTTAGGAAACCAAGAGAGGACAACAAAAACTTTCTTGTAGGCAGATACTTCCATCAGTTAATACTTGAGCCAGAGAAGGCAGAGGCTACGCCTCATGTAGACCTAGCCTCCAGGAACAGCAAGGCTTACAAAGAATTCATTGCTGAAAACAATCTAGAGATAGGCCTGCTTACAAAGGAGAAGTTAATGATGGAAGACCTAGTTGAAAGCATGCTCAACGTGAAGGACATCAGAGCTTTGATACAGGAAGATGGCGTGCAGTATGAGGTGCCCATGATAAAAGAAATACATGGAGAAATGTGGAAGGGTAAAGCAGATATTGTAGGCTCAGAATATATTTTTGATATCAAAACAACAGGTGCTATAGATAAGTTTAAGTGGAGTGTTCGTGATTATAATTACGACAGCCAAGCTTATATATATCAACAGCTTTTTGGAAAGCCCCTTGTGTTTTTAGTTGTGGATAAGACAACTAAGATGATAGGCATGTACTCTGTGAGTGACGAGAGCTTAGAACGTGGTGAGCAGAAGGTTGCCAAGGCTGTTGCGCAGTACAGAAGGTTTTATGGTGACATGCCAGAGGAAGATATAAACCAATTCTATTTTTATGATGAGGTTTAAAGAGATGCTCCTTAAAAAGTACAAGGAGTTATACAGAAGTAAGGATGTGATATGGCTTGAAGTTCCGATGAGCTGTGTCACACGAAAGGCTAAGGATGATATTATCATAGCCACAATAGAAACATTGGAGCATAAAATAAATATTTTAAACCATTAATTATGGCAGTAAACACAGATGAAATTGTATTCGCAGACGGTTTCAAATTCAGAAAGAAACATCCTAATCAAAAAGATTTTGTACTAGGAAGTTTAAGTATCAAGGTTGATGACGCAATCACATTTTTAAAAGCCAACTCAAAAAACGGTTGGGTAAATGTAGGCATCAAGGAAAGTAAGGCAGGAAATCCTTACATGTTTGTTGACAACTTTGAACCAAAGCAAACAGAGGCGGTAACCAAAATTCATTTAGATGAGAGTGACGTACCCTTCTAAAAATAATGGGGTGTGTAACAGCGCCCCAAAATTTTTGTGCTAATATATTTTACTATATAGGGTTTATTATTCAATGCTTTTATTTATTTTTATTCCCTATACGAGACCAGAAAGATAACATTATCGACACACACACTGATAATCAGTTACTTAAGTAACATAAACTCGACACAAACTCGACACAATTAAATCAAACACAGCATGACAGCAAAAGAAATCACAATTTTTCAGAACATTAAAGAGACCTCAACCCCTTTCTTTAGGAGCTTGGAGTTTATTATTGACAGAATAAAAAGCGGAGCATCAAAGGACTTGGTTAAAAGAATTCGCACAGAGAAAGACAAGTCACAGAGAAACGAGCTAAAGAAAAATCTACCAGCAATATGTTTCTCAGGTACATTCAATAAGCGTAACGACTCATCAATCATCCAGCACTCAGGTTTTATATGCCTAGATTTTGATGGGTACGAGAACAACAAAGAACTCCTAACAGATAAGGAGAAACTAACTAAGAGTAATTTTATATACTCTGTGTTTATATCTCCTTCAGGCAAGGGATTAAAAGCTCTAGTTAAAATACCTCAGGACATTGACAATCATGTAAACTATTTTAATAGCCTTGAGATACACTTCAATAACCCACACTTTGATACTACATGTAAAAATATTTCAAGGGTTTGTTACGAGTCTTACGACCCGTTGATATACGTAAACAAAAACTCTAGTGTATGGGAAGAGATTAAAGAAAAGGAATACACTGAGGTAAACAGCAGGTTAGACATGCCGACAATACCAATCACAGATGAGAACAAGATTGTAGAGATACTTGTGAAGTGGTGGGTAAAGAAGTACCCAATGGTTGAGGGGCAGAGAAACAATAACTGTTTTATTTTAGCCTCAGCATTTAATGACTTCGGTATTAATAAATCTTTAGCTGGATATGTACTGCAGAACTATAGAACTTCAGACTTTACAGAGACAGAAATAAATCAGACGATAAGTTCGGCCTATGCTCAGACACAAAACCATGGTACAAAATACTATGAGGATGAGGAGAGGGTCAACAACATAAGAGTAAAGCTTAGACGTGGGGAGTCTAAAAAGAAAATAAAATCACAGCTAGAGGACAGCCACATAGAGCCAAGGGTAATAGAGGCTGTACTTAACAGGGTTGAGGAGGAGAATGAACAGAAACAATTCTGGACTAAATCAGACAAGGGAGTAATAAAGATAGTGCATATACTATTCAAGCAGTTCCTTGAGGACAATGGCTTTTATAAGTACAGCCCAGAAGGTAGTAAGAACTATGTGTTTGTTAAGGTAACCAACAATCTGGTTGACCATACAGATGAGAAGTATATAAAAGACTTTGTATTGAACAGCGTTATAGAGCTGGACGATGCGTCAATATACAATCACTTTGCAGACCAGGTAAGGTACTTTAGAGAGGATTTCCTGACACTTCTATCAACGATTGACATCTACTTTGTTGAGGACAATAAGAACACCTCATACCTTTACTATAATAACTGTGCTATCAAGGTAACAAAAGATGATGTAGAGGTGATAGATTACATAGACCTCAATGGTTTTGTTTGGAAAGACCACGTCATTGATAGGGTATTTAATAAGTGTGAGGTAGGTGACTGCGACTACAAAAAGTTTATAAAAAATATATGTGCTTCTGATGATGGTAGAATTAAATCAATGGAGTCTACTATTGGTTTTCTTCTGCATGGGTACAAGAATTTATCATACTGCCCAGCAATAATTTTAAACGATGAGGTTATAAGTGACAACCCAGAGGGAGGAACAGGTAAGGGATTGTTTATGAATGCCTTACAGAAGATGAAGAAGGTGGTAACGATAGACGGAAAGTCTTTTACTTTTGAAAGAGCATTTGCCTACCAACTCGTGTCAGCTGACACACAGATACTTGTGTTCGATGATGTAAAAAAGGGGTTTGATTTTGAGAGATTGTTTTCTGTGGTAACAGAAGGACTTACGCTTGAAAAGAAAAACAAGGACGCAATAAAAATTCCGTTTAGTAAGTCACCTAAGATTGCAATCACAACTAACTACGCCATCAAGGGAGCAGGTAATTCTTTTGCTCGTAGAAAGTGGGAGCTTGAACTACACCAGCACTACAATAAAAACTATACACCAATCGATGAGTTCGGTAAGCTAATGTTTGGAGACTGGAACGATGAGGACTGGTGCAAGTTTGATAACTACATGGTGGGATGTATGATGGGATACCTAGAGACAGGATTAGTCAAGAGTAAGTTTGTTAACCTTAAGATACGACAGCTATCTGCGGAGTCTTCACATGATTTTATAGAGTGGCTAGGGTTAATAGCTGGGAGTGAGATGAGCGCCAACATATATGTTGACTCAAGGATACACACCAACACTCTGTACCAGGATTTTATATCAGAGTACCCAGACTACGGACCAAAGTCTAGACTATCTATATCACAGGTAAGATTTAATAAGTGGCTTACAGCCTATGCTGTCTACAAAACGGGAGCTCAACCTGAAAAGGGTAGAGATGCTACAGGTAGATGGATGAGATTAAAAAGAGCAGACGAAGTTAACATTCAAACCTCATTATTATGATACAGTTTAGAGACTACCAGCAAAAGATTATTGATGATGGCGTTAAGATAATATCTGAAAAAGGATTTCTTTATCTAGCCATGGAGGTTAGGACAGGTAAGACCCTGACTAGCCTGGGTATAGCAGAGAAGATGGGGTACGAAAATGTTTTGTTCCTTACAAAAAAGAAGGCTATCAGTTCTATAACACACGACAACGACATGATGTGCCCCACATCTTTTATTTTGTTTGTTATAAACTATGAGAGTATGCACAAACTACCCAACATAAAGTGGGACTTGATTATTCTGGACGAAGCCCATGGTATGGGTGCGTTTCCCAAGCCCAACAAGAGAGCTAAAGATGTTAGAACTATTATAAGCAAGACAGGTTGTGATGTCTGTTTGTTGTCAGGAACACCAACACCTGAGTCGTACAGTCAGATGTACCACCAGGTGTATGGTATTCCAAAGAATCCTTTCAGACAATACCCTAGTTTCTATAAGTTCTCTCATGATTACGTGGATGTTAAAGAGAAAAAGATAAACAGCATGTACATAAGGGACTACACCAGAGGTCATGATTCTATAATTCAGAAGATGAAACCATACACTATATCTTATACACAGAAGGAGGCAGGGTTTGAGAATGATATTATAGAGGAGGTGCTGGAGGTGGATATGAGTGAGTCAACGTATAACATAACCTCAAAGCTTCAAAAGAATTTAGTTGTTGAGGGTAAGGATGAGGTTATACTTGCGGACACACCAGTGAAACTTATGATGAAGCTTCATCAGATATATAGTGGGACTGTAAAGTTTGAAAGTGGAAACTCTATGATACTAGACTTAAGCAAGGCTCAGTTTATATACGATAACTTTTGCTTAATGAAGGTAGGAATATTCTATAAGTTTAAGCAGGAACTAAACGCTTTGAAGGAAGTGTATGGCGACCAGCTCTGCACAGAGGTAGACGAGTTTGATTCCACAGACAAGACCATAGCACTACAGATAGTAAGCGGAAGGGAGGGAATTAGTTTGCGTAACGCAGAGTATCTGGTGTACTATAACATAGACTTCAGTGCGACAAGCTACTGGCAAAGCCGAGACAGGATGACCACCAAGGACAGTAAGCTTAGTAAAATATTCTGGGTGTTCGCTAAGGGAGGTATAGAAAAACAAATATACAAAGCGGTGACAAAGAAAAAGGACTACACCTTGCGTCACTTTAAAAAAGATTTATTAACTTTAAATTAAATACAATGATAGAAGCAATTGGTTGGCTAACTATAGCCTGGATAGTAATGGTAGTAGGAAAAGCAATAGGTAGAAGGCTATGGCCTGAAGATTGGGAGCCTGGTGTTTTAAAAGATAGGGGAAAAAAAGAATGGCCTTCAGAAGAAAGCCAGGAAGATATGACAAGAAGGCTGTGGCCTGAGCATCACCCCGAACACAAAGAGAAAGATGAACTTCAATAATGATTTTAGATACGACCTTGAGATAGGAAAGGAAGGAGAAAGAATTGTTGATTCATTATTCAAAGATAAATTAGTTGAGGTTAAAAGAGATAGCTGGGTTGGAAGGTCGGGCAATATAGCTATAGAGTACGAGAGCAGAGGCAAGCCATCTGGTATAGCAACAACTCAGGCAGACTACTGGATAATAATATTCTCAAAAGAATATCAGGACAAAGTCATGTATGTATTTGAAACTCAGTTACTTAAGAGTGTGTCTAGAGATTACTTTAAGCAAGGCAAAGTAAAGGCAATGGGAGACAACAACACATCAATGGCTGTGCTTATTCCTATAAAAGAAATTAGTAACTTTATAAAACATAAATGACAGAACAGCAGATACAAGCGAAGAGAATTAAACAGCTTGAGGCTGAGGGTTATTATGTGATTAAGCTTATTAAAACAAATAAGAATGGGATACCTGACCTTGTTGCTATACCACCTAACTGCGGTGTAATATTTAGCGAAGTTAAAACAACTAAGGGAAAAGTGTCTGCGCTACAGGAGTATAGACTTAAAGAATTAAAGAAGCATGGAGTACAGGTTGAGGTTTATAGAGGGTGAATACGAATACGAGGTAGACGAAAACTTTATTGAAATACTACGAGAGATGCCTGAAGAGTTGGCTATGGACATAGCATCTCAGATAGAATTTAATTCAGACTTACTTCCTGCTACTGGATTTAGTACAAGTATATTTGCTGGTGTAACAAAAGACCTAGACACACCAATTTTTTTTTGTGTTGAGTACGCAAAAGAAGAAGGAGGAAATACTATATACATAGACATAGAGCAGGTAGACTCTGATACATATTTAGATTTATATTTAATTAAACAAACACTACAATGGCAAACTTAACAAGAGAAAATAGACTTAAGAAAATAGTAAACACAGTTTTTGATGTAGACATTATGGAGAAAACGAGAAAACGAGAAGTGGTAGAGGCCAGGATGGTGTACTGCCGAATACTTATGGACGAGGGATATAAAACCCTATCAAGAACAGCCAAGAGCCTGGACAAGCATCACGCCACAGTTATACATTATAATAATTCATTTAAGTATGTTATAAAAGCAGACGATAGATTGTATGAATTGTATGAGCGATGTGTTAAAATGTTTACAGAGCCACAGCGAATACAAAATAAAGAATTAACACTGGTTGAATGTAAAAATTTAATATTTACTTTGGAAAACAAAATAAAAAACTTAACTTTGAATTTATCTAGTCTAAATTTAGAGCATGAAATATTTATAAAAAGACAAAAGGTTTACCATGATATTTATAAAACGATACATGAGAGAGTAAACAAAAAGAACATCAAACAAGTTACACGCAAACTTAACACATACCTAAATGGAATACACAGTTAACGACATAGAAAAGATTATAAGCTTTACATCATGGAACACAAGAAAAAAAATTGATGAGCTTTTAAGGATAGATTGTTATATGTATACAAACCTAGGGATTGACTCTAGTTCTAAGGAAAGAACTACCGCTAGTAAAAATTCTAGGAAAATATATAGGGCAATAAAAAATTTAGATTATAAAATCGGTAATGATTTTTTAATTGCAATGGACAGAAGCTAATGAACCCGAACACCTCGCTGGAGAAAAGAAGAATAGAACACGTTAACAACCTAACGAACAGTCTTCACGACTCATGCGATGAAATCTACGAGTCTTTAATAGACCATGATTACAACCATTGTAAAAAAATTTCTAAAGAATTAATCTTAAAGCTAAAAGATATGATTGATTCAATGGAAGATGATTTATAAAACAGCAGTCATGAAAAAAAAATTAAAGACCAATAGGCTTAGGCTAAAGGACGATGAGTTAAATATAATAGAAGAGTATCGAGGGCTAAAGAAAGCGGCTGAGGCAAGCGGCATTGACGTAGACACAGTGAAGCACGCCTGGTTAAAGAGTGACAAGGCAAGCCTGTTCGTTAAGAACCCTAACTTCCAGGTACAGAAAGAAAAAGATTTTGTTGAGAAGCTAATCAAAGAACTTGACAAGCACTCTCCTCAGTACAAAAAAATTAGGAGAAAAAAATCTAAGTCAGGCCACCTTATGGTGCTTGACCCAGCAGATATACACATAGGTAAGCTTTGCTCAAGGCTTGAGACAGGACAGAAATATAATTCACAGATAGCAGTACAACGAGTACTAAATGGAGTTCAGGGTATATTAAAATCATCTAACGGGTTTGATATAGATATGATTAACTTCATAGGCGGCAACGACATACTGCATATTGATTCTCCTAAGAGACAAACAACAGGGGGCACACCTCAGGATACAGATGGGATGTGGTATGAGAATTTTTTAGTTGCTAAAAAACTTTACGTTGATGTTATTGAATTGTTGTTATCAATATCTGATATTCACTTCACCTTTAACCCAAGCAATCACGATTACATAAGCGGCTTCATGTTAGCTCAGACAATCGAAAGCCATTTCAGACACTGTAAAAATATTACGTTTGATAATACCATGGCTCACAGAAAATACTTTAGGTATCATAATAATTTAATTGGAACCACACATGGAGATGGTGCAAAGTCTGCAGACCTTCCAAGCCTTATGGCTCACGAGAGCAAGGACTGGACTGACTGTACTAAAAGATATTTCTATACACACCACGTACACCACAAAACAAGTAAAGATTTTATTGGATGTACCGTTGAGAGTCTTAGGAGTCCAAGCACTGCAGACACCTGGCATCACAAGAAGGGATATACTGGTGCGGTTGAGGGAGTTGAGGCATTTATACACCACAAAGTATATGGTCAGATAGCAAGGCTAACTCACATATTCTAATGTCTGTAAAAGAAAAAGCAATACTTAAATTTACTGAAAGGTTTGAAGGCTCGCACAAAAGCCTAGGGCCTAGCGATGTAGACTATAGGGTGTATGATAAGCAGGGTAATTTAATAGCATTCGCTTTAGTAATACCTACAGATAAAAAAATTAAATCCTGCTACCCCTTGCAGGTTAGTCTAAATAATCTATCAAAGCTATCCCTTAAAAGATTAAACCCTGTTATAATATGGGCGTGTCTTGATGGTATTATGTACGGTAAAATAAATTCTATATCAGGTACAGTGTCTTGGCAGGGCACATCAGAACTAAGCTCAGAGCTTGTTGTAATGTACCCAAAACAAAAGACATTTAATTATGCCAGACACTATTAGTTAAAAGTCGTCATATATTTCTTTCTTCAAATCTCTTTTCATCTTTCTAATCTCTGACTTTATTTCTTCCGCATCTTCATTTGTTCCTCCAGGACCATACTTATCCTTATACATTTCAGGAAACATCTGTTTCATTTTAGTCTTACTCATTGGCGTATATGTTTCTCCGCCTTCATTCTTCGGTCTGTAAGACGGAGAGATACCCGTAACATCATACGTAGCCTCTTCAAGCTTTTCCTCTTCACCACCAAATAAATTATACAGTCCAATGAAAGGGTCGAACTGTGCTCCTACCGTAATTTCTGTTAGCACCCTAAGTGCGGCCTCTACTTCTCCTACATCTTTCTTAGTAAGCTTTTTGTACTTATAGAAGACACTGGCTATGGGGTTAACAACATCATCACTAAACCTAAGACCTTCTTCTTTGTACTCCTCTCCTTGTATACCAGATATTACTCTACCAGCAACATCAAATCCTTCGATAGCTGAGCCAACAAATGGGAGCTGGTATATAAGATTAAGCCCCATCGCAGCCTCTGCCATTTTCTTGAGTGCCGCTTCTTTATCCTCGTCATCTCCCTTAACAAATTTAGCTATGTTAGATACACCAACAAACAGCACGTTAGCTACAGCCATGTTTAATGCCAAACCTCTCGTGTCTTTTGAGCGCGGCATTTTTCCTTGAGATATACTTCTTGATATGTTGGTTGTGCTCTGCATAACCTTGTTAATTTGAAGAAACAATGTGCTACCGAACATGGTAAAAGCTCTTTGAAAAACAGTACTGTTCATCTGTAAAGGAATCTTATCTGTTCCTCTTCTTGATTGCTGAGTAGGATTGTAATTGTTAAATGCTTTTAAAGCATCAGCCTTACTCATACCATTTTTTATGTTACGCTTATAGTTAATCATGTAACCCATAACACCAAGCACATCTCCAATCACAGTAGGAGCAGCAGCCGCTGTTTTAAATCCTTGCTGTGCTCTTTTACGCTTGCTTCCTGTTAATGATTTCTTATTAAAGGTTTGACTTCCAGACTCTAGCCCGTAGATATCACCCTCTATACCCTGCTCTATCCTCTTCCTGAATGTAGGAGATATCTCCATAGCCTGTCGTACAGGGCCTTTCATTCCAACTAAATCTTTAGCTAAAGATAGTACGTTAGCCGCGCCATCAATCATAAACATTGGATAGTCAACAGCCTTCCTAATTACACGAGGAACCTTAGAGTCTGAAGGAAAATAACTGTAGTCTTCAAAGGCGTTTACAAAAGAAGTAGCCTGCTTAAGTATTTGTATAGCCTTAAATGCTAAGGCAAATCCTGTGAACTTAGATTGTAATTTACTTATTATTTTTACAGTTCCTGACGCATCCTTTCCAGAGTCTGGATTGATAGCAAAGTTTACAGCCTTCCTCATAGCACCCTCAACACCAGTCTCTTTAAGTAAAGCCTTAACAGATTCAATCTTAAATAAGTTGTTTAGCCTCTGCGTTCCTACAGCATAAGCCTTATACTTCTCCATGCTCTCAATATGATTATTAAGAACAGATGTAAAATCACCTTTCTTTAGGTTAATATCAGAAGTCTTATTGCTTCTTTCTTTAAAAGCAGGAGAGGTCTCAGAATTAAACACACCGTTAAAGTCTCCACCCTTTATCATGTCTGCTGAAGTATCAGCTGATATGGTGGATGTTGGGAAGTAGTTATTTACATACCCTAGGTTTACATCATTGACGTAGGAGTAAACATTGTTAACGCTCTCATAGTATTCATTACTTAGAAAGTCAACAGATTTCTCAGCAAACTCCACCGCCTCTGGACCTATAATATTTTTAATACTCTCTATAGTTTCAGGGGTTATGCCTTGAGCTTCAAGCTTCTGTCTTTGAACATCGTTCAAACTAAGCGCGTATATACGCATCATCTGGTCTGAATTAAAAATATCAGTGTACTCTGTTCCTGTATCCCCTCGCCTTAACACAAGCTCATGAGTACCAGTGTTTAGTTTTCGGTATATTTGTTTCATCCCTTTGGTAATACCAGGGATTGTATTTGCAATGTCATCAAGCTTCTGTCTTGTTTGGTAAACTCCACCAATACTTATGTCATCCATTCTATTGAGAGCGTCATAAACATTCTTAGTAAAGAAGTCCCTTCCTTTGGTTACCCTATCAAGAGTATTGGATAGAGTACCAAGATGCTGAAGCATCAACTTAAAGTTTTTAATATAGCTACTAGCGCTAGAAAACCTCATGCTTTCAGCTAATGTAGAGAATCCTTTTCCTAGTTCAAAGTTTCTGAAGTGAGAAAGTATTTTATCTCTCCTAGCTAAACGCTGATTCTCATTAAGAACATTACCATCCTCATCAAATAGCAAAGGATTTGTATCCTTAATCTGAGCATCAGCCTCCTCTTTCATTTTCTTGTTAGCCTCAGCTCTTGCTAGTCTTCTGGACTTAAACACAGCGATAGACTCAGCTTTAGTATCTTTTATTTGCTGCATTAAGGCTTGAGTTTCTTCAAGACTCAAATTAGAAACGTCTCCAAAGGTATCAAACGCTAACGCCAAGTTTAATAGAGCCTGCTCTTTCTGGTCAAGTGTTAGTTTTTTTACTAAGTCTTTACCAGCTTCAGTCTTCTGGTCTGCTTTGGTTAGAGCCTTTAGGTCTAACTGTCTCTGTATAAGGTTACTTATCTCTACAGAATTTTCTTGTATCTTCTGTTGTATATCAAGCAGCGTATCAGCATCAGCCATAAGCACCTGCTTAACAGCGTTGAAATAACTCTGACCCTCTTTACTTAGTCCTTTAGCTCTACGCTTACGTGACTTGGTAAACGCTGTCATGGCTTTTGATTTAACAAGCTTGAGGATATCCTTAACTAAAGCCTTCTGCATATTAGCCTTCTGCTTATCTACAATATTCATAACATACTCAGTGTCTGCCTGGAATGTATCAACTGTAGATTTACCAACCCTAGATATAAGTTTATTTATTTGAGCCTGAGTATATGTTTTAGACTTTGGTAATTGGTTTCTTATAAAGTTTTTAAGCTGAGTCTGTGAAGCCCTAAGATTCTTCTCGCTTATCTTACGCTGCTTTAGGCTATTCCTAATAGCTGATATTTCTTTCTGCACCGAAACATTAGCGCGGCTGTTTAAAGTCTTGTCAAAGTCCACCATAAGCTCCATCTGAACCTGCTCTTGCTGAGCCTGGTATATAGGATTAGCTTTCATCAGGTCCATGGCTTTCTGTCTTACCTCTGCCATTGTCTTACCTTTGGATGCAAAGTTAGATACCGCTTGTCTAACCTCACTATATAATTTCATGCCCTCACTGACGCCACCTTCAACCCTGCCAAACGCTTCAGGTAATTGTGTGAACACATCTACCTTAACTTCCATAGCAGCAGCTATATCCGCGGCTGGAAACTTTCTTTCTTTAAGCACCGCTTTAATAGATGCGTCTGAGTATCCGTTTCTTCTCCCAGTTTCTATTATAGAAGCCATACTCTGGTCAGACTTAAGCATAGCCTCCTTAAGGTCTGTCGAGAAAGTTTTTAACTGAGCATCGGTTAGCTTAATAGGTTTACCGCTAAAGATATCTGCCATTGCAGTACCTAGGAACTCATCCATTGTTAGGTCCTGAATCTCCTTTGTTGTTAGGTCCTTAGACAGTTTAAATTCCTGTCTTACATAATCCCACACCGCAGTAATCCAATCCTTAACCTGCTGCTTTAAACTTGCATCCACTACGCTCTCACCTCTGTTACCGATGAGTGTTGCCATTGCTTCTTCAGTAGCCTTGTTTACATCTCCATCAAAACGCTTGAGTAATTTCTTATACAGCTCAGTCTGTTGTACAATCTCTGCACCACGCTTATATATTTTCTTACCCTTAGGTGTTAATGATAGATGCTTTACCCACACATGACCCATCTCATGAATAGCTGTGTTGTACAGCTCAGACTTTGAGTCGTGAACTTCTTTATTAATAAAGATGTTACCATCCTTAGTCATACCATAGACAACTGAATCTCCTCTTAGGTATGCTGTTACGTCAGGGCTCTCTAACAACTGGTTCATAGTGGCCTGGTCGGTAGATATATTAACAAAAGGAAAACTTCGGTTCATAAAATCTAAAAGCCTACCCTCTTCAGTCACACCAACAATAGTTCCTTGGAACTCTCTGTTAGTCATACCCATTTGAACAGGGATTACCTCTGATAATCTTTTCTTATCTGACCTTTTTCTATTTTTCCCTGCATTTTCATTAGCCTTACCAAGCACAGCATTATTATATGCAGACGGAAACAATTCAAGAACAGACTGAGGCTGTTCTATAACACCTATTATTTTTCCTCTGGGACCAACAGGATAGTTAGGGTGATTAGTTTTTTCAATACCAGGATTCAGAACATCAATACCTGTGATTGTAAAGACTGAGCGCACAGGAGTGTTTTTAAGCTGAGGCTCTGTAAGAACATCGGTGATAGAACCAAGGTGTAGCTTAGCTTTGCTTTCTGCTGAAGGGTTTTCGCCAAGCAGTGCTTTAGCAACAGGGTTCGATGGGGTACCAGGCTTTACTGCTTTACCAGTAGGGCTGTTGGGTTTACCATATCCTAGATTACCTGTGATTATATTGACCGATGTTATAGCTTTTAGATTTTTTAAAGCTTTGGGCGTTAGTAAACCATCTATAGTTTTCGCCTTAACTTTTTTATCCATTTTCTGTACATCCTCAATAGATTTTATTTGCTCAGCGTACTGCTTAAGTGTACTAGGTTTTACCGCATTACCAGATAAACCCACTCCATCTTTTATAGCTTGCTGTAGCTTAGTTTTTTTTGTTTCTAATCTCTCTCTAAAAACATTCAAAGCCTCTACTCTCTGAGCCTTAGGAAACGAGGATATGTTGTCAGCCATTACACGAACAACAGCTTCATTGCTAAGTATAGAGTCTGTCTCCATCTTAACAATTGACATAGGAACTAATCCGTTATACTCAGGATTAGCTGCCCACCAATTCTTAAAAAGTTCTTTGTTGTTGTTGTATATCTTGGTCGCTGTAGAAATTTGACCCTTGACAGTATTGGTGTCGATGCTTGCCCACGCAAGATTCTCATGACCCTTCACACCGTTAAATCCTAGGCCACCCTTTAAATTTTTTATAACCTTTCCTGTGGATGGGTTGACTACGTTACCAGTTCTAAGCTGGTCTGATATACTGAACATGGTAGGTATACCATCAATGACATCTATTGAAACAATAGGCATTGGTCTTCCTCCGTCCTTCTTTAATCTTTCGTTTAGTTCTTGTACATCAATCTTAGGAGCATTGGGGTTTGTCTCAGTTATCTCGACAACCGCACCATCCGTATCTTCGGACATTGCCTCAACAATTTCATTCACATCTGTGAATCCTTCTTTACTCTGCTCCTCCTTTAACTTGAAGTCAACATTGGCATCGTTCTCAAACTCTGATTCTAAGTCTGCCTCTAGGTCTGCAACCTCTTGAGCTGCAGCTGTCTCGCTTGCTTTGAGCTCCTCAATCCCTGAATAGTATTCTTCGGTAGTAACACCCTCAAACTTAGAGTCGTTCTCTATCGCTTTGAGGAGCGTGCTATAAAGGTCTCCCCCAGTTTGTCTGTCTTGGGACCGTTTGCTCGCAGAGCTTCTAAGAATTTCTTTCCTTTTTCCCTGGTCGACATAGATGGAGTTGACTGGTCGGTAGCTTTGTTTATCATAAGTAATATTATTAGCTTCTAATTCTTCTACAAAGATACCAATTTTATCTTGTAGTTCTGGGTTGTCAAACTTAAATATGTTTATAAAGCTTACCTCCCCTGTGTCTTCGTTGATACTGAAGTCTGTTATGCCTGCTTTTTTTAATGCATTTATAACACCCTGACTATCTGATACAGTAAGAACATACTCGTTACCGTTGTGATTCTTAGAGCCTTCCTCTACATACTCTGCGGCTATACTACTCTCTTGTGTTTCAGGCGCTAAGGCCGCTGCTAATGCAGCATACTCCTGTGCTTGTTCTATTGTTGCATTCTTTAATACAACTCTATTAGATACCTCTACTATCTCTGTACCTGCGTCATTCTTGTATCCACCAATACCCTCTTCAACCTCAACCTCTAATCCTAGTTGCTGACCTATTCCAGTTAGGTTGTTCCTGTACTGCTGATACCCTTCACTATCTCTTAAGGTCTGTGCCTGTTCAGCACTCTCAATTGTAGTGTCAAAGAATGGAGCAACAGCCACGATAGTCTCTGGCTTAGTTGTAGGTGCTACTTCCTGTATTGGACTGGCTACTTGTTCCGTTTCGGTGGTCTCAAGTTCTGTGTTTTCTTGGAAATCGAGACCACCGATGGATACTTCTGTTCCCACTCCTGTGCCAATTGTGGCTTGTTGGCGTGCATCCACGCTCTCTGTTTCTCTGATTTGAACGCCATCTAATTTTTCATTTAATATTTTAGTAACTTCTTTATCATTAGCAACCTTACCATTAAACTCGGTAAGCTGACGAGCATTCATTCTACCAAGCTTCTTTAAAAACTCACTTCTACTATAGGTTTTTCCGTCTATCACATACTGAGATAGCGCGGCCCTTGTGTCAGTGGTCTCAACACCTGGAGAAAATACAGCTTCTATTTTTGCTTTAATGTTTTCGGGAGCTAATTTTTTATTCTCTATTAAAAAAGCAATCTCTGCATTGATATCTTTAATCTTCTGACCGAATACTTCTCTACGGTTAGTGTCTGCAGAGTACTCCTCTTTAGCGGACAGCAACTGCATAAGCCTTGTCTTAACAAGTGTATTTTTTTCGCTGTTCTTATCTATGCCAAAGTCAAGCATATTGTCTGCATCCTTAGAAAGCCCTAGGTTTTTTTGTATTCTCTGTGCCTGGTCGGCATTAATTTGTCCAAGCTCAAGCATGTTGTTTGTCCACGCAGATACCCTTGTATCGCTTTCCTGTGACAATTCCTGAACTATAAAATCTATCTCGGTAAGCTTAGAGGCAAGCTCTATCTTACTCATTTTTTTTATGTCCATCACCTTGTTGACTATCATGCTTGATGTGTTGTTTCCAAAACCACCAATACCTTCTGCAGCTATTTCTTTAAAATCTAATTCATCACCAACACTAATTTGAGCAAGTCCTTCTCCAGTCATTTCTGCAAGAGGGTCAACTACAAGACGCTCTGCTACCTGTGATACAACCTTCTTTGTTCTTGAAGCTGTTTTACCAACTTTAAACACACGACCAGCAGCACCAGCGGTTATAAAGTCTACAAGAGCAATTGGAACACCTCGTGCTATACCCCTTTCTTTTGCTGTTGCCCAAATCTCTGGGTCGTTTATAGCCTTCACAACATCCTGTGGGTTTAGAACATCTAATCCTTTGTCCTCCATAGCTGCAAAGAACTCATTGGTATATTCCATAGCAAAAGATGTCATTGCCATACCTGTCTTCATCCCTTGTCTCATACCAAAAATAGCTCCAGGAACAGCTCCAACACCAACACCACCTGCAGCTCCTACTCCTGCTCCAATACCACCACCTGCAACCGTACCAGCCGCCACAAGTTCTGCTCCGTAAGGAAGCATCATACCTATAGAGTTTATAGCCATAACAAAAGCTGTTTCAAATGGATTAGCGTTAAAGGCATCAAGACTTTCTCTAAATCCTGTAGCCCTATTCCACCTTGATAACTGTCTAGACTGTTTTCTGCCTTGATTTTTTCCTTTTAATGCAGATATCATTTCAGCCGCCTTCTTAACATCCTCTTCGTTGTTAATATCTAAATTCTGAAAATCAAAAGGCATCCCCGTACTTAGCTGAAGTATAACTTCAGATGCGTTTCCATCGTTTAGTCCAGCGCGTAGTTCTTTGTAAACCGCAGCCGCACCATCCTCCATGTCCTTGGTTATTGATTTGTCATACTTAGCACTGTAAAAAGTCTTAGCTGTTTCGTATAAATCAGCAGCGTGCTGCCTCTCTACATTTATAGATTTTGTCTGTATTCTAAGGTCGTCTATTAGCTTTGCTTGTATTTCATCTGCAGGCACAACATTGTTTAGGTCTTTTACAGGAACACCAAACTCTTTTAAAGATAAAACCTCTAGCTCATCCTGAGCAAACAGCAGTTGTCTGTTTTCTTTAGCTGCTTTCTGGGATAATGCTTCGTATTTTTCGTGTGTCTTAAGGTCAAACTCTTCTCTTAGCTTTATCTTTTCTTCGGTATTAACTTCAAGGTATAGTTTGTTTTCTATTTCTCGTTGTTCTTTTGCAACCTGAGCAGCATCGTCTCTGAGTACTCCGTTTACATAATAACCACCGTACAATTCTTTTTCTTCTGGTGTCAGCTCGCTAATTAAATCTCTACCTAAATCATTTACCTGTTCATCTAAAAATATTCTAGTATCTCTAGCCTTAAGGTACTGCTGGTACTTATCATCCTCTGCTGCAAAGTTTAAGCCAGCTTCAGAATATAATTGTTTACCTATTACGTTTGTTGCGTGAGTATCTTTCCAAGAACCTTCAGCAAACTTAGCTGCTTGTTCTGCGGTTTCAAACTCAAAGACCTCACCTCTTTCTTCAGCTAATTTTTTAGCTTCTTCAAAATCAAGTTCAAGCCAGTCTTCAGGTCTACTTCCATAAAAGCTAGGGTCCTTGGGGAATAGTGTAGGGATAGCATAAAATCTACCGTTGGCCTCGTAGTCTGTCATAAGAACTGTAGACTCAGTTCCGTCTTCATTTATTCTTGGAGCTATACGCAGGTTTTGTGCCTTGTCTGATTGAAAAGCAAGGTCCTCAAACTCATTTTCTTGATACTCTTGCTTAGCGTTATTGGTTATAAAATCTTTTAGTTTCTTAGACTCTAGTACTTCAGACGAAGACATAAATGGCTGGAGGTCTATAGTCTCTGTTGCTGTTCCGTCAAAGTTTGAAACAATAATAGCGTCACCCATTCCAGTCTTTTCAAATGAGAAACCGTATTTTAGAAATTTACCTCTTAGTAAAGCAATTGCAGTCTCTTCATCCTGCTTTATAAGTTCAGTGTTAATAACTGAAAGGTCCTGCAGAAAAGGGTCGCTCTGTTGTTGAATCAACAGGTTGTTTTTCCGTTGCTCTTCTTCAAGATTTTTTCTCTCTTGTTCTTCGGCCAGGAAAATAGCCATGTCCTCAGGTCTCTGCTTCTGGTAAATCTCATTTTGTGCTTTTAGCACGTCAAATTCTTCTCCTGCAGTAGTAATTTCTTGTTCCCGATAAGCGTCCACCTCAGCAATATTGTCAGGATACATTCCTGTAGGCTCCTGAACTTGTGTTTTGGGAGCTTTAAGAAGGTTTTCTAGCTCAGCTTCAGTTGGGTTTTGTATTGGTGAACCGTCAGTTTCTGACGAATCCAAAGAACCATCTTCCCCATTGGATTCCGTAACAACTTTTTTTTTTACTGTCTTTGGAGGCTTTGCTCCAATCAACTCTGCATAAGCATCCTTTGAATCACGATAGCCTGCCTCTACATAAAGACCGAACATATCGTTCAATGCCGCAGGGTTATTCTTCATTAGTTCTGAAAACTGGTCAAGATTTCCTTCGTAGCCCTCGGCCACAAACATTCTGTGTGACTGCTCTAACTGCTCTTTATCTATATTTAACATGCTTTAATTGTAATTAGTTATCAACTGGGTATGCTGCACCGACTCCTTTTCTATCTTTTCTAGTTTTATATGTAGGCGTACCTGAAAGTTTTCCTCCGTTATTCTTAATGTATAATGCCTGCTGTATCATAGCCGCCTCTGTTCCACTTTGCTTTGTAATGTAGTCTCTTATCTTTTTCATAGAACCAGCATCACTTATATTAATCCCTTCAGAGAATACTTTATTACCCTTAGGGTCTGTGTATGCAATCCTAACAAACTTACCACTATTATCACCCATTTTGCTGAGTGCTTGAAGTTTAAATCCAGCTGGCATACTATCAGTATAGTTAGCCACAAAGTTATCGTTAGCATCGTCTCCTGCAGTAGTAACCATGGTTTGTATAGCAGCTTCTTGGGTATCATCAAACTTAGACTTTAGTATTCTTTTAAATGCAGCACCCTGGCTTTCTGTCGTTGACCCACCCTGTCTGTTAGCAAACACGTTATTAATATCGCTAGTTCCTAGTCTTCTAGCACCATCAGTACCACTTAGAGTACCTCCAGCACGTCTCATAACAGTCTCTATATCATCTACGCCATGTATAAAGTTACCTAACCTAGCCCAATCTTCTAGCGTTATGTTATCTGGGTCATAAGGAATTACTTGGTTAAGAGTTGGGTCTTTATAACTCACCTCGATTTCACCATTTCTAGTTATGTCAATAGCTAGTATACTGTCTGAACCATCATTCTTTTTTCCTTCAGCTATCTTAGAGTTTAGTAGGTTAGTTATGGCAGTTTTCTTTTGTTGGTTAGTCCCGAAGTACAACGTGTTCCATGAGCTTACAATTTCTTCTTCAGCCTTTTCTACCTTTGATAGTTTCGATTTATCTAGTCTCTCCCTTGTTTCAGTGTAAGTAGTTTCTGATTCTGTGTAGTCTAGCTTATTTCTAAAGTTTGTTTGTGCAGCATCAAACGCAGCTTTGGTTTGGTCTTTAGTAAAATCAACCGTTATTGTTCCGCTTCCATCATCCTTTACTAGAACGTAGTTTTTACCATCCTTCACCTTACCTCTAAGATTTGGGTCAAGAGTTGGGTAGTAGGCATTACCATCCTTATCAAACTTTAAACTGTTTGTGAGTACCGACAACCTCTGGTATTCATTACCCAAATAGCTATTAATCATATCCTTTTCGTACTTCTCAAAACTAGATATAGCGTCAGTTAAAGCACCAGATTCGTCCTTCCCTCTCTGCGTTGGGTCAAGAATAGTTCTTATGTTTCCAGAATAGTTTTCTCCACCAGCTGTTCTTATAGCTGTTACGAACTTAGCAGTACGCTCAGCCTCTGTGGCCATTGCTCCAGATAAATCAAACCTGTCATACTTCTCCTTATACCTGTTTCTCATTTGATTAACAGTCATCCTTTCGCCTTCATTAGCTGAAAGCTTTTCAACTTTTATGTCATCATAATATTTGCCATCAGAATCTTTAAGCATGTCGTACTTACCTATACTTACCGCACCGCTTTCCATATTTATAAATGTTCCTGCCTCTCTAAGATTAGCAAGTCCCTCTATATTTTCCATAAGCATATTTTCAAGTACTTGGTTTTCGTTATTTTTAAACCTAACCATTTTCTCTTCGTACTCCTTCTGATATTCTTTAGTTAATCCAAACAGGCTTTTAGTGTCGTCTCTTAGTCTTTGACGTGCTGCAGTATACTGTCTGTCGGTCATCAAACCATTTTTAAAAAGTCTATCCTGAATAAGCCTAGCTCTTGATGCGTCTGTTGCGTGATTGAGTGCAAATACATTAGCGGTTTTATAGTCACCAGATGGAGCTTCATCAAGCTCCTTCTGATAATCTAATGAGGCCTGTTGAAACTCGTCTCTTCTATCTTGTCTGTCCTTACCAGCTTTTAAAAGACTATCACTAAGGTTCTTACCAATGGTCTGCCAGTCAAGGGCTTGACTGTTTTCTCTTTCTATATATCCGTAGTAGCTCATATTCTATTTACTTGTTCATCTGGGCGTATATTGAAGCTTGTTGTTCAGGCGTAAGCTCCATCATAAAGTTTCTAAACTCTAACTCTGTCATATCTTTAACATCACCCAGGCTTAATCTTTTTTCTTCTGAAATAGTTACAGTACCATCCTCATTTTGTGTGTTTATTAATCTGTTTGGAAGTGTTCCTCCTAGGGTTAATCCAGATATTTTATCTTGATACTCCTTCTGCATCCCTGGAAGTTTCTGTGTGTTAAAATCTTTTCTGCTTAAGTCAGAATCTCTTCGTTCCTGTCTGATAAATTTATTCTGTTTTCTTTGTGCTTTTTTAGCCTCGGCTGACTTACCGTAGGTACTTTGTGTAGCCATGTTTACACCCTGCATTGCTGCACTTGCAACACCCTGCAATCCTGCGCTAGTAGCTTGAGACGCAGAATCTGATAAAGCTGCAGCTGCTGTCTGAGCGCCTTGTATATTTCCAAGCTCCATCTGAATTCCTATGTCACTTTTTCTAGTTGCTTCATCAGCGGAAAGTTTTTCAAGGTCTCCCAAATCTTCTCCCATTGCTTTCCTCTGGGCACCTGCCGCTTCAAGAACTCCAGCTTGTATTCTGCCACTTCCAGCTAGTACTCCACGCTGGTCTCCCTCACGAACCATATCTATCTCAGTTTTAGCCTGTGTCTTTAACGCATCTGCCTCTCTTTCATAGGACTCTGTCTGAAGAGACAGGGCTTCCATTTCGTTTTTAGTTAAAGCTTTTTCAATTTTATCCATCGAAATATCCGCTTGTAATTGCGCAGCTTCTGCTGCTCTTCTATCTTTACCTGCCTGAATAAAACTCATACCAGTTGTTATTGCTGTAATTGATAAACCTGCTATTGCTCCTGACATAATAATTTTTTATTTAATATAACGTGCTCAGGAAGTTCTTTATAATCTTCTGTATAAACTTCTTTCTCAGCCTCTTCTACTGTTGTTGCATCTGTTCTGTAAACACAAACCCAAGTTGTATCCTCATGGATATAAGCAACTCTTTGTGTTCCTATCTCAGTCATTACTTTCATGGGGGCTTTTATTTTTTTAACCTCCCCTGTGTCTAGTAAAACTGACATCTCTCCTTTTAAAAAAAAAGAAGGATGATTTTGCTTATGAATAAAGCTTACCACCAACGTGCCCTTAGGCATATATATTTCTCTGGTGTACAGCCCGTCTTTTAAATGATGACTCACTGGCATTAACTCATCCATTTCTGGGGTATGATGTACAACAGCCTCATCGTGAGACACAAGTCTCTCTTTAAATAACTTAATATTCTCCCAAAGAACACCCCTGTTTTCATGAACATATCCTAATATGTCCTCAGGTCTTTTTTTCTTAAAGATACTTAATATACCCATAACTTTTACAAAGATATGAATTTTATGGGAAACTTTTAAACGCTTGACTTTTTACAACAAACAATTCTGTAGCAGATGTGTTGTCGTTTGTTAATGTGAACTCACAAAAATGACCCATCACGCCCTGAGACTCTGCTATGGAATTTTTAATGTATAAAAAATATTCATTATCTGATGGTATAGGTCCTGCTCCTGGAACAAAAGTATTAATTATAACCTTAGATGTTCCATCGTTTGACAGAACAACAGACGTAACTATACCTGCCAGGCTTGGCTGTATCACCCCTAAAACTTGAACTCCAAAATAAAAAGCATCACCAATGGAAAGCATTGAGTCTACTATAGTTGGAGGAATAAATGTAATCTCTGTATCTACAAGTCCAACCTGTATACTATCACTTACACCAATACCTGTTAATGAACGCAAAGGATATTGGTCTGCATTAGCAGGAACACTTCCTTCGTTTCTAATGTAAGAGAACCAGTCACCTTCCTTCTTCTCAAACTCAGAGTAGTTAATAAACCCTGTAGTCTGTTGGTCTGTTATAAAAGTTCCAGTCCAAGCATCATCTCCTTCCAGAGAAATTGTTTTAAATTTTTTATTTTCTGTAGGAACATCGTTAAATATACTTGTTAATTTAGAAATCCCTTGCTCTCCGTAAAAATTATTTCTTACCTCGTTTGTATTATGCTCGTAAAGGTTGCCTCCTTTAAAGCTGTACATAAACTGATTCATTCCTTTTATAATCTCAGGGTAGTAAGAATAAAAAGAAGGCCATCCCTTAGAGGATGCGCTGTATGTTAATGTGTATAAAAAGTTTTCTTCCATATTTTTAAATTAAACAACGTCACATGCCTGACCTACACCACACTCGTAAATAAATAAAACCGTCTGGCTCTCAATCTCTAACATTTTAAAAGTCGTTGAAGGGTTGCTTGTTGTTGTTTCAAACTCCGAAACAGCATAAAAACCATCTGGAATCGAGGCACCAGCTATTACATCTCCAACAGTTATTTGGGTATAGCTATTACCAGATACAGTAGTAAATTCTACATCTATATCAAAAGAAGAACCAAACTGACAAAAAGTATTACAGATACTCTGTGGGTTTAGAACTCTAAAGAAGCTAGGCTCAACACACTCCTCTGGACAGTTCTGAGCAGGCTGTAAAACACAGTTAACCAGCTCACGAGCAATAGTCTCGTCAGAATAAAATCCATCTGGAGCACAGGTATCCATTCCAATATCTGTAAAGATAGCAGTTGATGACGCAAGGTCGGGTCCGTTTAGGTAATATGTTTCAAGTGGTGACATTATATTTTTTTTTAAGGTTCTTGACAATCACAGCAAGCGTTCTGAAGGCTTGATGTTGAATAGCATAAGCTTGCAGGTGTTGACTGTCTGTAGTCATACACTAGATACAGGTTGCCACCGACATCAGGCATTGTAAATTCTCCTGAATAAATTAAAGGCGCTTGACTAACATTCAAAGGAAGTGGAGCACCTGCCGCACTTAATAGGCTTGTTATCCCAGCAGTTGTTGGTGGGTAATTTGTACTTGTTCTCAATGAATAAAAAGAATCTTGAGATGGGTCAAACACAAAACTATCCGTTGGTCTCTTGTTAGATATAATACTTACTTCGGCACCGTTAGCAGGAACAACACCTCCTCCTTGCGGAGCAAATATATCTGTGTACTGACTTATAATAAAAGTTCCTGTATCATCTAAAAATGTAACCTGCTCACTATGAAGCGGTGATACAAAATCACCGTCTGTCCATCTGTACTCGTTATGAATATTGTTTCCAGAATCAGGAGCGTTTGTTAAACATATCTGATATACTCTAATACCTGTTGGGGCTGGACAAGCAAGCCTAACTGTTAAAGAAGAATTCTTTTTCCCTTCAATAAACACAGTTGCTGTAGTTTGTGAAACACTATTCTTGTCAAAAATCCATCCAGTTGTTCCGTTAGAAAGCAATGTAGTAGGCACGACATCAACAGAGTTATATCTAACTCTAATAGAACTAAGGTCAGAACCTGATGGTGTTTGTGCAGTTACAGTTAAAGCTGTATCTCCAACTATTGTACCTAGGTCTAAGCAGTACTCAACAGATTTGTCGCTATTAAAAGCAAACTCTCTGTTAATACCACAAGCAATACATTCCTCTTCTGAAGGTAACTCAATTGGGTTCATACTAAGAACATACTCGTTCATGTACGGGTCAAAGCCTCCAATCTTTTGATAGTTTATACTTGATATAAATCTATCTCTAAACCACGACCTCATTCCTGATTCGGACACAACCGTAAGCTGCTCGTTAGACCCTGAAGAACCTGTTAATTTTATAACAGCTCCTCTTTTGGCATCAGTAAAATACTTATCAAATCCCCACGAACAGAAGCTCTCAGGGTTTCTAGATATTCCGTACTCTTCAATCCTAGCTATCTGCGTTCCTAGTACCTCAGGTATAGAGGCAACTGTACCTCCTCCAATTGAATCACTAATCAGGTTTTTACCAGCTAATACATAGGATATCTTATCCTCTTGAAGTACAAGTATATCTGTTTCTCTACCACTTAACTTTTCAATAGGACCGTAAACATCCTCAAGCGGTTTGAAGTTTAGTAAACCTAGGTTAAACTCATTAAGCTTATTTACATTACTCTCATCATTGTATACGCCACTATATGTTAAGTCAGCAAAACGATGTGCCTGTCTAAACTCTACCTCAGATGTAGAAGTGGTTCTTTCACCTAAAGAAAATTCTTTACCCACAACAGAGTCACGAATCCTATAGCTCTCAACCCCGTTACCAAAAGAAAAACAATTAAAGAAATCAGTTTTAATAATAGCTGGCTGAGTCGCTGTCTGATTCTGTATATTACCTTCGTGTGTTCCAGTGTTTTTATCAATACTATAAACATCAGCTGACTCATACCATAAATCAGGAGTAGCATCCTGAGGCTCTGTTTCAAAAACTAGCGTGGTCTCAGCCCTAAATACTTCAATTGTAGCGTCAATACATGCGCGTCTCTTCTGACTATTCGCAGCACCTGAACAGCTATTAGTACCTACAAGACCTAAGTATAATGCGTTACCAGGGTCTCCTGCAGGACCTTCATTACCTTCTATAAACTGCCACTGATAAACACATCTATCCTCAGGCATCTGTCCTTCCGCTGGTGTTCGTAAAGCTGGGTTATAGTAATTAGCAAAGTAAGGAGGAGGACAATCCTGGTCTCCAGCCACCTCAACTCTACCGCCATCAAGTCTTGACGCGATGTTGTCTCCGTCAAAAAACTCTTTAAAATTATCATAGTCCTGAGAGGCTACTAATTTAAGCTCTAAAATATACGTTCTTTTTTCACACTTCCCATTAGTTCCATCTCTCTTAAACGTAACATTTATATTTACCCTAGACCCTTGAGGTATGTCGTACTGTAAATAGAACCCAGGATTATCTGGGTCTGGGATACTTACAGGGTAATTCAGTCTTGGATGCTGACCTCCTCTTTGAGCACAATTGTTTTTGTGCCCTTCTAATATAAATGGAAGCTCAGCCTCTACTACCGTAAAGTCATTAGGAATAATTTTCATGTAAGTCCCTGCAGGTATTGGAATTTCTTGACCAGATTCAGAAGTAGGGGCAGGAACTATAAAATCCCTAGTCTCAGCAGTCTTAGTTAATACGGTAGCGTACTGACATCTAGATGTTACACCACTTGTATCCGCTTTTACCCTTAGCCTATCTCCTTCCTGAACTTTTCTTGCGTTCTCCCCTTCTAATAAAAAGAATACCGCAGACGTTGTGGTGTCAGCTATGAAAAGATTTGTAAATACTGTATTGTAGTCCTCGAAGTCAGGCTTCATAACAAACTTATATCTATCAGCCCAAGAGGGCGCAAGCTGTGATTGTGGAATAGTTACCTGCACAGAGTTCTGTGTTGCAGATTTTGAGCATCCTACATGAACTGTATTCTGTGGACTAACTAATGCTGTACTAGAACGATTAAACTCATCCATATACACAATACCTACCTCATAATCTCTATCACTATGAAGACTCTTTGGGTTTCCTGTGCTTAAAAAAGTACCGCTTGCTGAAGTTACTTGATAGTACTCATATACATTAAATGTTGGATTGTTTAGCGCGTCAACAAACCTCATAGCAACAGGAACAATACCTATCTCTGTGCTTGACGGAGAGCTTATTATTCTTATTGGTTGTCCTTCCCCACTAATCCCACTAGCAAATTTAGTTAACGCATCTAGGTTGTTAGGTATAAAACAATTAAAATTATCTGTTACGGTGTTACCGTCACAAGAGGTTTCACTCCCTGGTGTATTATCATACACAGGTTTTATGTTTAGCGCTGTTCCTATAAGATTAACAAACGATGGGTCAATAGATAGTTCATAAACACTGTTAAAATCAACGGGAAGATTAAAAGAAAAGTCTAGCTCTAAGTTACTTGATGTCTGAGTTGGTGAAGGTGTGTCTCCACTGAAGCCTTGATGCCCATATCTAATCTCAAAAAACAAAGTTGCCCCTGCTTTTAGTTCAACATCAGCAAGGTTAAAAAATGCCGCTGCATTTGCTGTGCTTCTCTGAACATCAATAGAGTAAATATAAGGAGTGCTAAAGTCTGTAAATTCTCCTATCCCAATCTCTTCAGAAATAAGTTCTGTAAAATATTCTAGTCTTATGGGGTTTTCGTTTAAGTCCTCCAGGTCGTACCCGTCCACATAGTTTCCATATATCAAACGATTGCCCATAACTGTTTGAGCCTGAGCCTTTAGCGGAACATTGTCAAACATTCTAACAAGCTGCGTTGCATTAAGAACTGTGTATATTTTACTATTGTTAAAGCTTAAAACATAATTGGTATTGTCTGCGTACCCTAGATTTTGTTTATTAAATAATTCAATTGACTTTATAACATTACTTGTCGTTTCTTTGAAGACAACCTCTACAGATTTTACCAACCTTCCCCCACTATTGAATGTAACATTGGCGCTATTAAAAGCGTTTATCATTCCTTCATTTAACCCTGAGTCTATAGTATACTCAAAGTTCTTAGGAGCAAATGCTGGCTCGCTGAACTGAGACAACGCAGAGTACTCTCCGTCCTCATATCTATATCTGTATGCAAATGTTATAAATCTTTCTTCTAAAAAATTCTCTTCACCACCAACATTAACCAGCTCGAAAGTTGGTGCTTGTGTAGGCGGTTTTTTAATAACCAACAATTGTTCAGCTAGGTCTGGAGCTACTGAATCATAATTTCTTTTTATGTTTATAACCCTAGGCTGGTTGTAGTTGTCTGTCCAGAACAACAGGTCTTCAACTCTGTTAACGCCTGTGATTAAGTATCTAGAATTAAAATTAAGAACTGATATATCGTCTGGAACTAAAGGGCTTGAAGTTGTTACCACATGATATGTAAGCAGTGTTTGTGTTACATTAAATGATACAACAAGGTCTGCAATCACTTTAACGCCAGATGATAATTGAAATGTTGGGTCATGAACAAACCAGTATATAGTTTCTCTTTGTCCATCTTCAAACGCACCTATACAGGTAGCGTTGTCGCTTAAAGGAATTGAGTCTATACTTAAGCTGGTCAATCTGGTGTTGCCCTTTGCGTTCTCAACAGAGCCCACCTCTGATTCTTCTGTAGAACCAAGCCTTACGTTTAAGGCATCAACGTACTCACCATTAGGCAATAAGCGTTCATCAACGCTTTTATTCATTCGCCCTGCAATAAAATTTCTAGTAACTTCTGCCATGTTTATTTAATCCACTTATCCATACCTCTAATGTTCTGTAATAAACGACCAGGGTGTATGTTGCTAATTCGTAATTTAGCGTTACGCAATAAAGCCGAGCTTCTTTTTCTTGCTCTACTTACAATATATTCTTGTACTCCAAACTTTCCGTTTAATATAGCAAACTGAATGTAAGCATAAACATATTCTTCAAATAGTTTGTTAACACTTATCAAGGTATCGTCTCCGCCTTCCATTCCGTCTGAAACATATTCTAAAATACAAAGCTCTCCTGCCATATCAGAGCTAAAGTTTATAACCCCAGCTTTTTTATTTATTTTAAATGTTGGATTAGAGTTTGCTGTCTCTGTATTTAGACCAAATCTTCCACCAATACCATAATCAAAATACCAGGCACCGTCAATACAGTACCCCTCTCTGTTGTTGTAAGGGCTGCGCTGGTTTAAGTAAATACTTTTTTTAGTACCTTCTATCCTTTGAAGGTCTATCGTGGATGTAGATGGCTTTAAAATGTTTCCATCCTCATCGAATAATATTCTACAATCATTGTCCTGTAAGTAAGCGTTACTCCAGTTAGTCTGAATGTTTTCTGTTAAAGGCCTAAGAATACCATCTTTATATAAAGATATTCTTACCCAGTTCACATAGTCTGAAGGAAGAACGTATCTTAGTGTGTCACAAACGTCTAGCTCAAGAACTTTTAATTCTTTAAAAGCATCGTAGTTAAGTTCCTGTATTGCTCTCTTAGCATGAAACAACACTCTGTATCTTTCTTCATTGTTTACTAGACTATGATTACCTGCATACATCAACATAAAATTGTTAACTATATCGTACAGGCTTACGTATTGGTATGACCCCCAGTTAGCATCTTCTGGTGAGTTTCCATTATTTTCATAGTACTGATATTCGCTTAGGTATGACATTATTTTTCGTTTTGATTATCTGTTGTATCTAGAACTTGTCCAAACTGAGCTACCTCGGTTTCTCTAATAGACATTCCTGCGTACTGTAATATCTTGTTTACTAAACTAGGCTCATCATCAAGGGGTAATTCAAAATCCTGATACAAAGGACTAGAAGGATTAAAAGCAGGTGTGCCACCAACAAGAGATGCATACGTCCACTTAGGGTCTTTTGGGTATCTTATGTACTGACATAGAACTCTTCCTAAAGAAGTCTGACCTTGATTAACACCAACCTGTATATCTTGTGGAAAAACTTGAATCACAGTAGAGCTATTTGAATATGCAGGAAAAAGCTCTGTTGGCTTAGTCAGGTTAGACATATTCAATTGAGTTATCTTTTTATTGGTAACCTTCTCGCATTCGTTCACTCCCCTGGATAAACTTAGTATACAGTAGCTATCCCCTACAGCTGTAAAAATATCTGCGTCTAAATACAAAAGGCTAGGGTCTGCTTGGTCTACGAATAATACGCTTGCAACTTTACTTGTAGTTTTATTAACCACAACATCTCCAGGCTTTACGCCAATGATTGAAAAATTTAAAGATGAATCTTTCATCGAGTTAACAGCAACTAAAGATACAGTGTTCGTGCTTTGAACAACAAGGTACTTAGTTAAAAGTAAAACCTTATTAATTAAATAATAATCAGAGCCTGTAGTGGCAGTAGTAGGAACACTATATGATGCAGATGCTGAGGGTAAAGCTAATGTTTGAGACGCTCCATTCGCATACACAGGAACAAGAAAACTTTGTTCTGAAAAAATATCTATTGCTTCCTCGTAACCTTTCTTTAAATCAGCATAACCAACACCTGAAGCTCTTGCATTCTCCTTCATCAGCTGGTAATTGTACTGATAAAAATAATCTTCAAAAATATCTAGCTGTGCCTGTTTAGCGTATAAATTAAAATCACTAGGGGTAATATACCCATAGTTATTTTTATTAAGGACCGACAGTACTGTTTCTCGCACTGAATTTATTATACTCATTTGTCTATTTATTTACAACAAAGATAAGCAAAAAAAAAAGAGGCTACATTTCTGCGACCTCTTCTAATTCTAAGGAGTAATCAATTCCTATGCTAAAAAAACTTTTGTAAAGATATACATTATTTTTTGTTTTCAAGATTTTTTTCAAGAAACTTTAATACCTCAATACCTTCGTCAGACTGAAGATAACCAGCTACTACGTAGAAAGGGTCTTCTCCAAAAGGAATGTTAACCATTCTTTTTTTATTCTTGTCTGTATTAAAATATACATCCTTCTTGTGATTTTTAAATATTAGTACTTTATGAGCAAAGAACTCTTTTACTTTAGCATTTAACTTTAAAGTAGGGTCCTTTACTGCTCGTAAAAAATCTGCTGGCGCTTGCTCAGCATATATTAATATATCTCTTTTTAATTCTGCTGATGTTGTTCTTGATACATCTGTATTAAAAAGAACTCTAGACAAAGCTTCCACTTGGTCTATATCTAATTGACGGGCTTCTATAAGTGCGTCAACTCTAGAATTTAAAATAGCCATCTCTTCTTGAGCATCTTTCTCTACATCTACTTCTATGAATTTAGAACCATTCATAGGGTGGTAGTGTAGGAATTCTTGAAGTGATTGATTAGTTCTTGGAACAGATAAAAATCCATCCTCAAACACAATCGGCTCTACTATAGCGTTTCCATCTTGCTCGTCCTCAA